TACAAACTGTATTATTAATTTCAAAAACAAAAATTAGTAAAAATATGGAAATTAATATACCAAAAATAGAAATTGGAAAACAAAACGAAATAATAAAAGGCACAAACTTTTTAGATATATTTAAAAATAGTTATGTTGACCCTTCGGAAGAAATAAAACCTCAACCAGTTGCAATAAGTATAGGCAGTTCGGAATATAAAGGAACTCACTACCCTATACCGTTCGGTTCTTATGGAGATTTTTCTTGTATAGTCGGAGCTTCTAAAAGTAGAAAAACATTTTTTAAGTCTATGATTGAAGCTGCTTATATTGGAGGTTCTTCCAATATTTACAATCCTTCGATAAAAGGTCATAATACTAAAGATAAACTGATAATATCAATTGATACCGAGCAATCAAAACACCATACTCAAAGAGTAGTTAGAAGGGTTTTAGATTTGGTTGGTTCTAACTATGATTTATACAAAACATTTTCTTTAAGAACTTATTCGCCTAAAGAGCGTTTTGATTTTATCAATTGGTTAGTTTATGAAAGCGAATTTAAAAAAGATATTGGATTGATGTCTATAGATGGTTACGTTGACTTGGTTACCGATTTTAACAGCTTAGAACAAGCTACAGGACTAACCGAAAAGTTACTCGAATGGACAGCACGCAAAGAAGTAAAGGAACAAATGCATATAACAGGAATTTTGCACAAGAATTTTGGAACTGCAAAGCCTGTAGGTCACGTAGGCTCAAGTGTTTTAAAGAAAGCTGAAACAGTTGTATTTATAGACAAAGAAGAAGAAATTTCAAGCGCAAAATGCGAGTATAGCCGTAATATGGAATTTAAAACTTTAAATTTTGGAATAAATAAAGATTGGCTTCCGTACGAAATTGAAGAAGGAATAGTAGTAAATAACAAAAAAGAAGTTTCTTTCTAATGGAGATAAAACTACACATAAAACCGATGTCAATAAATGCAGCTTTTAAAGGGCGTAAATTTCGCACTGAAGAATATAATATTTTTATTATAAAGTGTTTACGCTTACTACCTGATAAAATAGAAATACCAAATAAAGAAAATATTAAATTAGCTTTGGAATTTGGCTTTAGTTCTAAAGCAAGTGACATAGATAATTGTGTAAAAACTTTTATTGATTGCTTGGTTAAAAAGTACAAAGTAGATGACCGATTTATATACGAATTGCATACGTTTAAAACTATAGTTAAAAAAGGCGAGGAATTTATAAGGTTTAAAATATATTAAAATGAAATTAGCCGAGAAGATTGAAGCATTTAAAATTAAAACACCAAATCGCTTAGAGCATACCTTTAAAAATGGTTTAATATTCAAAGGAAGTGGAACTTATAAGTTACATTGGTGGATTGATAGACTTTACAAAGATGCTGTAAATGAGTGGAATACAAGCAGAACTAAAAATAATGCAGATTTTTTAGAAAATATATTGAAATAATTTTTGTAATAATAAAACATTACTATATATTTGTACTCAGATAACAACAACAAAACACAAATATTATGAAAGCAATTAACTCTTTAGAATTAGTAAAATTAGAATTAGTAACAATGTTTAACAATGGAATTACATTAACAAACATAAAAAAATATTTATTAAACAATGGATGTTCTGAAGTATTAGCAAATAAACTTATAAGAATAACAGAAATAGAAGTAAAATAAAATTATTATGAAAGAAAAAGCAAAGGAGTTAATTAATTGGGCAATTACAAATGGAGCGTCTGAAGAAGTTTCTAAATTATTTGCAAATAAAATAGTTGATGAGGTATTAAATTTAGATAATATAAAACCATATGTTTTGCACAAAGAAATAATTAAATATTATATTGAAGTTAAACAAGAAATAGAAAAAATATGAAAAAAGAAATTAAAAAAGAAATTTTAAGTTGGTTATTAATAATTTTATTAATAACATTTGGAAATATTATAGGAAGTATTATTGCAAATTTAATTATAAATTTATTATGACACTAAAAGATAAGTTTGAAAATATAGACATTGTTGCTTATGATTCAATACACGGACAATATTACTCAAATCTAAATGAAGAAGAAATTGAAGTAATTATAAAAATAGTAGATGAATTTGCTATTGGATTTGCTGAGTGGTGTACTAGGTATCATGACAAGAACATAAATGTTAATGGAGAGATGTTGCACGCTAAAAGTAAATATGATGAAACTTATTTAACAAAAGAACTATTAGAAATATATAAAAAAGAAAAAGAATTATGACACCAAAACAAAAAGCATCTGAGTTAATTGATAAATTTACTTACTGGAATACATCGGAAGCCGAAAGGGAAGGAATTAAAAGCGCTTTAAACGTAGTCGATGAAATGATAAATGAGTTTGATTCATTAGAACATTATAGAATTGATTATTGGTATGAAGTAAAAAACGAAATAAATAATTTATAGTTATGGATTTACAAGAGATAAAGAATTTGTTTGGAATAGACCTAACAATTAAGAATAGAAAGCCACATTTTGTTTATTTACGAGGTATTTATATGGATCAGGAAATTGAAAAAGGCAAAAATAATTTAAACATTTGCAAAGAATTAAAATGCAATCACGCTACAGGGTTTCACTACTTCCAACGTAAAGAAATGTATAAAAACATTAAAGAGTATAATGATGTTAAAATAGCTTTTGATAATAAAGATGCTGAATTGTTTAAAGATATTGATTTTAGACTCAATAACGTTAAGTACATTCATTATCGAGAAATGGAACGTAAAAAGCCTAAAAAAATAAATATTGATGAGATGCCAAAGGTAAGATGGCATTATTTGAAAATAATTGAAACTTTACGCAAAGATAATAGGCACAAGTTATGGGATAAACCGATGAAGGAATTTACAATTAATGATTATAAAATTTTAGAATCTTTATAAATACTCGTTTTAACGGCAATTAACACCGTAATAACTTAAAATTTTAAATAATTATGGCAAATAAAAGAAATATAAAACCGTTAACTCAAAGGTTATCGATTTATGAGCAGGAATATAAATTGAAAGAACAAGCAAAAGAACTATTAAAAAAAATAAAAGAAGATGCCAGATATAACAATGTGTCAAGGAACTAATTGCAATATAAAAGATAATTGTTATAGATTTAAAGCCGAACCGAGTGAATTTAGGCAATCTTGGTTTTGTGAAAGTCCTAATATAGACGAAAATAATTGTGATTATTATTGGGAAGTAACAAAACCAATTCATAAGTTTAATAATGGTAACGGAGCAACCTTATGCAATAAATGCAGTAAAATAATTAGTATTGGATTGACAAAAGAATTATATTGTTCAACTAAATGTGAAGAAAAATGACACTAAAAGATAAGCTTATAGACGCATTTAAAAGCGGTAAAAGATTTGATATTAAAAACGCTGAAGTTATAGCAGATGAATTTGCTATTGGGTTTGCAGAATGGATTTTAAAATTTGATAATTTAAAAAATGAAAATAAATATATTATTGAACAACTATTAGAAATCTACAAAAAAGAAAAAGGATTGTATTCCAACTTTACCACTTTATAGTGCTACTTTTGGAATGATAATAATAATTTTAATAATAATTAAAAATAAAAAAAATGACACCAAAAGAAAAAGCAAAAGAGTTATTGAATAAGTATTATCATTTATTTTCAGTAGAATTAGAAAATACAATTGACTATAGAGAAGCTAAACAATGTGCATTAATCGCAGTTGATGAGATAATTAAAGATAGAGAAAGATTAAATGATGCTTTCTTTTATAATGAGAATTATTGGCAAGAAGTTAAACAAGAAATCTGTGATTTATGAAATATATTTTAGTTTGGATAGCATACGAGTTTATAAGACCAAAAGCGATTTGGTTATGGAATTTTTTAATTAGTAAAGCATAAATTATGATAGAAGATTTTGCACAAGGAATAGTTATAGGGTTTATGATGGGTATCTTTTTTTCGTTAGTAGCTTATATTTTAAAAACAAATGATTATATATGAAAAAATTAATATTGATTTTAGCAGTTGTTGGAATGACAAGCTGCTCAAAAAATTGTGATGACTTAGAAGATGCGGCTTATAAACAATATCAAGACGCTGTTTTTAGATGTGGAGGTAGTTCAGCTTGTAGGATTGAAATAAAAAGGCAATATGACGATAAGATAAAACGAATAAGAGAAAATTGTAATTAATTTTGTAACTTTGTATTTATGGCACGACCAAGTGAATATAGTTTTGATTTGTCAAAAGAGATATGTAATGAAATAGCATTAGGTAATAATATCATACGTATATTAGAATCTGATGCAAAGTATCCAAACTGGACAACATTCAGACGGTGGAAAAATAATAACGATGAATTACGCACACTGTATGTGAGCAGCCAACAGGATAAAGCGTTAGCATTGGAAAATGAAATTGATGACTTAAGAGATATGTTAATCACTAAAGAAATTGAATACCCTGTTTATAACGCTTTAGTTAATACTTTAAAATGGAAAATGGCTAAAATGTATCCTAAAGTGTTTGGTGATAAAACAGATGTAACGTCGGGGGGTGAGAAAATACAAAATACAACCTTACAAATCGAAATAATCAAACCAAGTGAGGATTAAAGCAACTACGGTATTTGAGAAAAATTATAATTCATTAAATACTGGAAAATATAAATATATTATAAATTCAGGGTCTTCTCGTTCGAGTAAGACCTTTAGTATTTTACAATTATTTTGGCTTTTAGCGTGGTCAAATGAACGTATTAAATTAGCAGCTTTTAGGATTACTAAAAAGGATTGTAAGGATACAATTTTACAGGATATGTTAAAGTATTATCCAACTTTGTCAAATTGGGATAAAGTAGTTTATAATAAATCAGAATCTTATTTTACCTTCCCAAATGGATCACAGATATTTATAGAGGGTACAGATGATGAATTGAAAGTGATGGGTTATCATTCAGACTATTTATGGTTTAATGAATTTTACAAGCTATCAAAAGAAACATTTGACCAATTAGATATGAGGTGTTCAAAATCTATTTTTATGGATTATAATCCAGTTGGTAACCATTGGGCGGATAGTGTTATGAAGCGGGATAACGCTATTGTAATTCATTCAACATTCAAAGACAATCCATTCATACCAATAGAGCAAAAAAAGAAAATACTATCTTATGAGCCTACTGAATACAATGTAAAACAAGGAACTGCCAATGAATATAACTGGCAAGTATTCGGGTTAGGTTTAAAAGCACAAAAACAAGGCAGAATATACAACTGGAATGAAATCAATTATTATGATTATTTAAACATTGAAAAACAGACTTACTATGGTTGTGACTGGGGTTTGGTTGATCCATTTGCAATTGTTGAGGTTAAATATCATGATGGTAATTTATACGTTCATGAATTGAATTATAAGTCAGAAAACGAATTAAGGAAAAACTTAACCACAACTGAATTACACCAAATAAACGCAAATCAGGATGAAGGCCTTGTGAGTTGGATGTTTACAAAATTAAATATACCAAAGGATAAAATTATTGTATGTGATTCTAACAGGCCCACAAAGATAATAGCTTTAAGGAGATCAGGTTGGGAATATGCCGTTTCTGTTGGTGGTAAAACTCGATTAATTGACAGGATAGGCACAATGCAAGGCTTAAATGTTTATTATACATCCACTTCAAAAAATATAGAATTTGAACAGGAAAATTACTCTTATCAAAAGGATAGGTTCGGTGTAACCTTAGAAAATCCAGAAGATGGTAATGACCATTTAATTAATGCTATTGAATATATCGCACAAAAACTGTTTGAAATGAATATTATAAAAAATATTTAGTAACTTTGTGAAAATTTTATTATGGGATTCAATCTAAATTTTTCTTTTGGTAATAATGCACCTCAAACAATTGAGAGGGATTTAAGCGGGAATTTCTTTTATGAAGTATTAAACCAAAACGCAAATTTATCAAAATTTAAGAATGACAAAGAAAAACTGAATGTTGTATTATCTAATCCAGCAGCGTTAAAAGTCTTTGCATTAAACTGTGATTTATTTAGTTTAGGTAAAATAAACACACCAACAGAAACAGACTTTCTTTATAGTCAAAGAAAAAAGCCAAACTTTAAACAGAACTGGACTCAATTTCTATGGGATTATATGTTTTTTATGCAGCTTGGAACAGCTTACCTTTGGACTCCAAACAATCAATTGAATGAAACATCACCTATTCAGTGGCTTAATCCAGCGAATATTGAATTCGATAGTAATATAGTTGATAAGTTAAACAGTCTTATTTTATCTAAAATTACTTATTCTGATATTGTAAAAGGCACAATTAAATATAATATTGGTAATACATCCAAAATTATTCCTATTTCAGAAATTACACCATTTTACGATCTTACAAACTCAATTAGTGATAATAGTTTTAAAGGCATTTCAAGGTTAGATGCATTATATAAGGTTATTTCTAATTCAGAAAATGCGCTGAATGCTAAAAATATAAATTTAGAGTTTAGCCAGAAATTTGTTGCTACTGCTAAAAATGATAGTTTAGAATCGGTTAACATGACCGATGTAGAAAAAAGAAATATTGAAGGAGTAGTAAGAAGTAGCAAGAGCGTTCACGCAATTAAAAAGCCTATTGAAATAAAGAGATTTGTTGATGATATTGCACGTTTAAAACTTGATGAGTGTTTTTATAATGATTATTTCATGATAGGATCAATGTATGGAATTCCAAAAGATATACTTGAATCTAATTTAAAAGGCAGTACATACGAAAATCAGGAAAAGGCAACAAATAGACACGTTGAATATGTTTTAAAACCAAAAGGCCAATTATTAACAGATACATTTGAAGAAAAGTTTAATTATTCTGAATTGTTTATGAGTTGGGAACATTTGGCATTTAATCAAGTATTTGAGAAGGAACGTCAAGAAGTAATTAAATTGAAACTTGATAACAAAATATTAGCAGATCAAAACAACATTAATCTGGATGAGCTATGATAACCAAAGAAGATATTGAGCAACTAAAAAAAGATAAACAAAATGAAAATACCATCGTTCGAAAATAAAGAACAGGAAATTGATTTTATCATTAAAAATCAAAACAAACTGATTGCATTTAAAAAGGCATCATTTAAAAAAGCCGATACATTTTCATTTTCACCAATTGAAACAACAAAGGCAATTGTAAATAATAAACCAGTTCAGGAAGCTGAAGAAGAACTAAAAGTGAAAGTAGTAGTTAATTCAACTAACTTTTTAGATTCTCACGGTGATGTACATATTAAAGGTTTATGGAACAAGTCTATAAATGAGAATAAAAATATTGTACATTTGCAGGAGCATTGTATGGAGTTTGATAAGATTATTGCAGATGGTGAAGATTTAAACGTATTTACTCAACAATTTACTTTTAAACAATTGGGATTTGAATATGATGGTAAGACAGAATGTTTAATCTTTGAAAGTAAAGTAAAAGAGGACCGTAACGAGTTTATGTATGAACAATATTCAAAAGGATTTGTAAAAAATCACAGCGTTGGAATGTCATATGTTAAAATGGTACTTTGTGCAAATAATCCAGCAAGCACACAAGAGTTTGAAAACTGGAATAAATATTTACCAGAGGTTGCAAATCAAGAAACAGCAATTGAAAAAGGTTATTTTTGGGCCGTACTTGAAGCAAAATTAATTGAAGGTAGTGCAGTTGTTATAGGATCTAATCCAGTTACACCTACACTTGAAAATAATATGAAAGCCGTTCACACACTTTCAGAAAATGAGCCAACTATCGAAGTTACTCAAAAAATGAATGAAAACGAATTTAACAAACTATTAAACAAATTTTAAAAATGATCACACAAGAACAATTAGACGCTTTAAGCGCAAAAGTTGAAGGATACAAAGCACAGGATGTTGAAGTATCTACATTGAAAGCTGAATTAGAAGCTTTAAAAGGTAAAGAAACTATTGAGAAATCAGTATTCGAAAACCTACAAGAACAAGTAAACCAATTAAAAGAAATGAAAGTAACTACAACTGTTAAGACTATTGTTGAAGAAATCAAAGAAAACAAAGAAACTTTAAGAGCTATTGCAAAAGGTGGAAACGCTGAAGTAGTATTGAAAGCAGATACTTTGAGAGCTTCTATTGCTACAAATCCACACGTTGCATTAGTTGACGGTATTGGTCAATTACAACGTAAAAAAAGAAGTCTTTATGAATTATTTCGTAAAATTCCTGTTGGTGCTGGTAACCATAATGGTACTATTGCTTATGTTGACTGGGATGAGGCTACAACCGTAAAAGCTGCCGCTTCTGTTGCTGAAGGTGTCGCATTTGCAGAATCAACTGCTAAATTTAAAGGTTATACTTTAGCATTGCAAAAAATCGGTGATTCATTGCCAGTATCTGAAGAATTCTTCAATGATGAGGTTATGGCTGCTGCTGAATTAGAATTGTTCCTTGATGCAAACGTTTTAGACAAAGTAGCTTCTCAAATCGTAGTTGGTGATAACACCGGTACTAACTTAAAAGGTTTAATCACTTCATCACCAGCTTACACGGCTGTAGCTTCTGGAATTACAGATGCAAACATTTATGATTTGATTGCAAAAGTATCTGAAGATATTACTTCTGTTGGTGGTGCTAAATATCAACCAGATTTCGTAGCAATGAACATTGCAGATATTAACAAATTGAAATTGAAAAAAGATAGTACTTACAATTATGTTTTCAACTTTAATGATCCACGTATTGGCGCATTGAATATCGTAGAAGATAATAATGTAACAGCTAACACACTTTATTTAGGTGATTCAAGATTTGCACGTATCTATGAAATGGGTGGTGTTGTTGTTTCTAAAGGTTACAATGGAACTGATTTCGCAGAAGATATGTTGACTTTGAAAGCACGTAAGAGATTAGCTTTCTTAATCCGTGAAGCTGATAAAACTGGTTTTAGAAAAGTAGCTTCTATTTCTGCTGCATTAACTACATTGGCAACATAGTAGATGAAAAAAGTAGAGTTTATAAAAGACTTTGCAACTAAATTGAAAGGCGATGTTTGGGAGTGCGACTCCCAACTCGCTTCTCACTTAGTACACATTGACAAAGTGGCTAAATATTACGAACCTAAAAGCAAAAAATAAATGTATTTAATTGACCAAACATATTTTATCAAAGAATTAAGTATTCCAAATCTTAATGAGATGGATTCCGATAATCTTACTGTATTAAATCAATATATTGATGAAAAATGTAGGGAATTATTACAAAATGCATTAGGATACGTTTTATTTAAGGATTTGGATAGTAAGATAACAAATGGAGTTCTGGATACATTAGCGCCTCAAAAATGGCTTAATTTTGTCAATGGTGTTGAATATACAAAAGAGGGTAAATTATACAAGTGGAAGGGCTTAAGATACACCGAAGGCCTTTATAAGTCTTCATTGATGGCCAAATATACTTTTTACTCTTGGTTAAAAGATTCCATTTCTGTTGTTACTGGAACAGGCGAGAAAATGATTAATTCACAAAACGCTCAAAATGTTAATTCAAATCAAAGACTGGTAACAGTTTGGAATGATTTTGTATCGGAATATCAAGGTACAAATAATTATTTTCCTTCTGTATGGTATAAAGGCACAACAAGGGTTGTTGATTGGTTTGGATCTGGTGAGCAGTTGGGGTATGTTAGTTTGATTCAATTTTTATCTGACAATGAAACAGATTATCCAGATGCAAATATGACCTTATTCAGAAATCAAAATCAATTTGGATTATGATAGTAGTAGAGCATTATTTACGGGATTTATTTGCACAGTTACCAACTATTCAAGGTTTTCAACCAAAATTTAACTGGGGTTCACAGGATTCATTAAATTTGTATTTAGCACAATTAAAGCAAACTAATAAGTATCCGTTAATCTGGTTAGTTGAAAATGAGGAAAACGGTAATTTTTCGAAAAAAGGAGTTGAAAAATCTGTAAAACTAATTATTGCAAAACAATCCGTACACCAAACAAATACAAATCCTATAATCTGGGAAACAGAATTTAATGATGTATTAAATCCACTTGCAGAAAATATACTAAAAGCATTGGATCGAAGTACAACAACAGAAATAAAGGAAGGAAAATATAAATTACAAAGACGGTCAAACTATTCAGAAGATAACGGTAAAAATGCAAAAACCATTGACAACTGGAATGTGATTATTTTAGATTTGGATATTTACTTCAAAGATAATTGTTTAAAAACTATAAATTTTAATTAAAAATGGCATTAACTAACATCGTTAACTCGGTAAATTGCAGCGCATCGGAAGTTTTAGGAACTGGATTAAAAAACTGCAAACAGGATATCAAAAGAGTTACAACATTAGGACTTTTAGAAAGAGGTCTTAAATTTGATGAAGCTCGTTCACTTGAATTGGCTTATATTCAAGAATTGCAACAAAAAGGGCAATTAATCATTTTGCAAGGAGTTGTTGAATTAACTGACAATACAGCAGAAGACACAATTATCACACGTGCAGGATCAGGTGAGAAAATCGTAGCTGGAAAAAACCCATATGAGTATATGGTAATGTTTGACAACGGTTTAAACTTTCACAAAGCATTAACTTCTTTGTCTTCTAACAGACAATATGACTTGATCATGTTTGATTCAAAAGGTGATGCAATTTTCACACAAACAAAAGCGGGTGAGTTCAAAGGTTTCACACTTGGAATGTTTGAAAATGGTAAATACACTATGAGTAACGGTACTGATGCATCTGCACAATCAGTAACCTTTCAAATGGTTAACAGATTAGAGTTTGACGAGCGTGTAAGCTGGATTACTGCTGATAACTTGGATTACAACGCACAAGAAGACTTAGACGGTGTTAACGATGCAGTATTTACAATGACTGCTCCAACTGCTGGAACTTCTATTGTTTTCACTGTTAAAACATTAGCTGACAATCATCAAGTATCATTAAGCGGATTACTTAAGACTGATTTACTTTATACTGTTGACGGTGTTACTACAACAATCACAACATTAGTTGAAAGCACAACAGAAGCTGGTAAATACACGTTAACTGTTCCTGCATTTATTGCTGGTAAAGTATTAACGCTAAAAACTTGGGATACTACATTATTAAAAACTATCATCAATTTAGATGGTGTTTTATATAAGTCAAATGTAGCAACTACAACGGCAATATAATTTTTGTTTTGAGTTAATGAATTAAGCGCATCATAATAGGTGCGCTTTTTTTTGTACTTTTGTATTATGAGAACTGTAAAAGATTATATGGACTTCGTTAAAAATGTTAGGGATAATATTCCTCAACAAACAGAGGGTATAATTAACAGAAATAAAGCCGAAATAATAGACTTAAACAGACAGGCTCAATTGTATGCAAAAGGTGAGGATAGTTTAGGATTAGACTTAAAACCTTATGCATTTTTTACGGTCCAGATAAAACAATTGTTGGGGCAGCCATATGACAGAACAACTTTGAACTATTCAGGAGCCTTTTATGATGGCTTTTATTTAACAGTAGACAAAGACAATTTAATACTTACTTTTAACTCAAACGATAGAAAAACACCTGATTTGATTGGAAAATATGGTCAAAATATTTTTGGATTGAATTACGATAATCAACAAAAACTAAATTATGAAATTATTAAACCTGAATTGGATAAATACATCCGTCAATATTTATAAAAAGTGCGATGAAATGCCACTCTGGAACTTTCAAAAGTATCTTGAAACAAATGATTTAAAATACTTTACAAAGGAATTAAAAGAGGTAAAAGGGTTAGATAGTGTAATGAATGATTTCTTTGTTGAGTATTTAGAATTAACTCAAAATAATGCAGTATACCAAAGATTCTCAAAGATTTATAAATTATTGAAATTAGAAGGAAAGTATAATTGCGTTACATTAATATTAAAATCATTATACAATTACGATAAGGGTTTAAATTTAGATATGTTTCACGCTTTGACTTGGGAATTAGAAAAATGGCATTACAGAATTGATAGGGCAAAAGATATATTTTCACAACTTGAAAGCATTAACCAAAGATTGCAGAATGTTAAAACACAAATTGAGATACTACAATTAGAACTTAAAAAAGATGACCAACAAGAAAGCCAAAGTATAGAAAGCCAATTAATTTCAGTTAGTCGTATTTTAGAATTAAAGTACAAATTAGATGCAAAAGAAATTACGGTAAAAGAATGGATTGAATTCCAAAAACAAGCTGAAAAAACAATAAAATCACAAAAGAATGGCAAATAGTATTGATTTAATAGTAAGTAAAGAGGCACAAGCTGGACTTGATGCATTATATAAATCATTGACCAAAACACATGAAGAAGTAGTGGCGATTTCAAAATTGCAACTTTCATTTAATGGTGGTCAATCACCTAAAAGCGTAACGGATTTAAACGAAAAAATAAAGGATCAGGCAAAAATACAAGCTCAATTAGAAAAACAAATTGAAAGGAACAGACTTGCAGAAATAAGACTACAACAAACAAGGGAAAAAGCCTTTGATAAATATACTGCACAATTACAAAAAGAAGAAGCCAAACTAAAAGCATCCGAATCAGTTTACAATAAAATTCAAAATAGTATGAATTTATTGCAAAAAACTTATAAAGATTTAGCTATTAGAAAGGAATTAGGAAGCCAATTAACAGATGATGAAACAAAAAGTTTAGAAAGATTAGGCAAAAGAATTCAAGACTATGACAGAGCATTAAAAGCTGTTGATGGTCAAATGGGTAAATACCAGAGAAATGTTGGTAACTATGCTGGAGCATTTAATCCATTAAGCAACTCAATCAATCAATTAAGCCGTGAAATGCCAGCTTTTGCAAATTCCGTACAAACTGGATTTATGGCAATTTCGAATAACTTACCTATTTTCTTTGATGCAGTTGGTGGGATTATTAAGCAAAATAAAGAATTACAGGCACAAGGGCAACCAACTCAATCAGTATTTAAACAACTTGCAGCTTCTGTTTTTAGTTTAGGAACGGCATTAAGTATTGGAGTTACTTTGCTTACTGTTTACGGTGCGCAAATTTGGGACAGTATATCAGGATCAAAAGCCAGAAAAGAAGCATTAGAAAAGGAAAAAAAGGCAGTTGAAGACAAAGCACAAGCAGAAGATAAAGCACGTGAAAGATTAGCACAAGCACAAAGTGTTGAAATTTCACGTTCGCAAGTACTTTTTGAAAATGCTAAAAATGTAACTTTGAGTTATTCCGAAAGAATAAAAGCGGTTAATGAATTACAAACAAGGTATCCAGAATATTTAAGTAATTTATCAAAGGAACAAATTTTAGCTGGTGATACTGCTGACGCTGAATTAAAATTAAATGATGCTTTGGTAAAACGTGGAATTGCTTTAAGTTCACAGCAAGCTATTCAAGATGAAATAACCAATAATTTAAAAAATGAAAAATGGCTTTCAGATAAACTTTTAGATGTTGAAACAAAACGTAAAAAATTAGGTGAAGAACTTCAAACATTAGATCCATTTTCTGAAAATAAAAAACTAATTGAACAATACGAAAAAATTAAATTAGAACTTGGAAGGTTGTTTTATTTAGAGGGAACTTTGAAAGATCAATATAAATCTAAAAATAAAACTATTCAGGAGAGTATTGCTTTTTATTTAAAACAATACAATGAAAATGCTAAATATTTGGATGTTGTACGAGAGGATACAAAAGAAACTAAAAAGAATAGTACTGCAAAAAAAGACAAATTAAAAGTTGACAAAGAAATAAACAGAGGAACTGAAGAATATTTTCTTTCTGAAATTTCACGTTTGGAAAAATTAAGATCATCCGTTGCAACAACTACGCAGGAATATGAATCGTATAACGCACAATTAGAGTTATTAAATGCAAGTTTATTATACTTAAGAGGTGGTGAAAGGTTAAATATGGCTGGAATGGTAACTGGTGGCAAAGATGAAATTGCAAAATTGCCAATAGCAACAAAAGAAAGTTTAGAACAAACAAGCCAATATTTACAAGGTTTTTATGATCAGTTTGGAAGTCAAAGCGGCATGCCAACACTATTTAAGGTATTAAATAAAGAGATTGAAGGCTTTGGTGATAATTGGAAAGTTACTGCCGTAGCGATGATGGAAATAGGTCAGGAATTGACTAATACATTAATGAAACAAAGTGAAGCTCGTTTTAATGCTGAATATGCACGTTTAGAACAACAAAAGAATATTTCAATTGCATTTGCTGGAAGTAGTGCAACTGCAAAAGCTGAAATAGAGCGTCAATACGAAGAACGAAGAAAATCAATACAAAGGCGACAAGCTGAAAGTGAAAAAAGACAGGCTTTATTTAATATAGCCGTTAATACTGCACAGGCTATTGTTGCTACATTAGGGAAAACAGGATTCGCTGGCATTCCGTTATCTTTGATAGTTGGTGCAATTGGAGCTGCACAGTTGGCAATGGTTGCATCACAAGAAATTCCAGCATTTGCAGAAGGTGGGGTTCACGAAGGTGGTAGGATGTTAATCAATGATGCTAAGGGTTCAAAATATCAGGAAACAGTAGTAACACCAGATGGAAAAATTAGACAGTTTAAGGGAAGAAATAAAGTTGTAGATGCGCCAAAAGGAACGCAGATTTTTACACCTGATCAATGGAGCAAACAAATTAATAACCTACTTTTGAAAAACAATATTTCACCTTTGCAAACAAACCAAACAAACGGAATAAATAAAGAGGATCTTGAAAGTGTTTTTAGAAAATACAGCGGTTCTAACGAAGTGGCAATTAATATAAATGAAAACGGATTTAAGAAAATGATTAGTTCAAACGGCAGAACAAGAGAAGTTTTAAATAGCAGACTAACAACAAAAGGAAGGATAGTATAATGGAAAACTTTACATTTTATTTAAACTTTAAGAATGATGCAACAGGCTTGATTGAAATAACCGAGCCTGTTAAATTCGATGGTGCAAGTTTCACAGTTGAACAGGATAAAACCAGATACGGAAGGGATATAAGCTACGGAAATGAGGAAGTCAGTCTGGAGTTTTATGATGGCATTTTTGATAATGGTTTAACAATGGGTTTATTTAACTTATTGGATTATTATAAAACTTATGGTTTTGAAAGTGAGGTTGAATTTATATTGAAGAAAAACGGTGTAACTTTTACTGTTGGATTGTTAGATTTTCAAATGGCAAAGACTGACTTACTTACTTATTTTGAATGTAAAGTAATTCAGGAAAATAACAGGGCAATAATAAATAGGCGAAGTGATATTAATGTTGATGTATTTAGTGATAAGGATTTGGATTTAAACACAATTACACCGTTAACAACTGAAAATATACTATTAAAGGCAAAGCCATTATTTCAGGTAAGTGAGTGGGGAAGTTATGTTGAAAATTCTTTTTACCAACCTTTATACGGTCAGGATGCAGTTTTAATGAACATAACTGGAAATTTAAATAAATTTGCAATAGAAAACTCGTTTTCACCATTATTCCACAAAGAGTATGTTCCTTCATTGTCAGGTGATCCAGTTTATGAAACCTTAAGGGATGAATCAACAATTATAAGAGCAGCAGCAAATTTAACAAATATAAACATTAAGATTAAAAACTTAAATTTAAATGCAATTGCACAAAGTGCATTTTTTACAAAATTTTATTTCAGATTATATTATGGAACTTCTTATGTAGCTGGAAATTACGAATATATTGATATTATTACGCCATTTGATTTAAATAGTTTTAATATAACAAATCAAGATTATACTATTAATATACCTTTTTTAGTTTCAAACTCAAAAGTTTGGATTAATTTACAAGTTTTCAATTTATATTCAACACCAGCGGGAACACCAGTTGACGCAGTTACAATTGATTTTAATTGTGAAAGCGTAACAATAGAAGCCACTTCAACTGCAATCGATAGTATTATAAAAGGAATTAGATACATTGATCTATTTAAACAAAATATAAAATCAATTTCAGGGTTATCAGTTGATGCGCCAAAATTTGATGTTGATGGTGAATTTTACGAACAATTTGCGTTTAATGGTAAATTAATCAGGCAATTTATAGACAGGCCGTTTTACGTTAGTTTTAAGGATTTAACCGAAGGTTTACAGGAAGTTAATGCAGACTATCAAATAAACCAAAATAATGTCTTTATAGGGCAATATAATGACTTTTATAATAATGTTGATTTGGGTGGATATTTACAAGCACCAGATACAGAATTTAATACAAATTTCAATGACAGATATACTATTAACGCTTTCAATTATTCTTATAAGACTTACGAACAAAATAGAGATGAAACTAACACAATTGATAGTATTCATACGGATGCGCAATTTTTAATGCCAAATAAACTCGTTGAAAATAATAAAAAAATAGAAGTAAATCAAATTCGTGATCCGTTTAGTATTGAAAGCGCAAGGCGTCAAGGAATAAATACAAAAGAAACAACTTCTTTGGATAATGATGATAAAATATTTTTAATAGATGTTTATCCATTGCCAAATGGTTCAATGGGTGGTTTTATTTCTTTTTTATTAATGAGGTTAAACGATGGTAAACTAGAAATATTAAATAATACTTTAAACGGTGCTGCAATTCCTTTTAATTGGACTTTGTTAGGTTTTGTTGTTGGTTCTGATTTTGATATTGTTGACGGTGAAAATATAGGTAATTATACAGTATTTTCAATAAATGAAACAAGTGTATTTTTAACACCTATTGGATTTTCACCAAGTTTTGAAGGTGATGGGTTTATTAAAACAGAATTTCCGCTTAATAATGTATCTTATGTAAATAGAACAAGTCAGGGTTTCACTGAAATACTTAATTTGTCAAGTGGCGACAATTATAGTAATTTAAGGTATTCAATTAAAAGAAATATGAAGTATTGGAGCAGTTATTTAAAGACAGCATCGAAATACAAACCAAGTGGAATAATACAAAATACCTTCTTTAAAAATAACGGTTTACTTTCAACAAAATACGGACCAGAAACGGCATCAACTGTTGAGGGTGGCAATATTAATGTAACTGATTTAAGCGATGCAATTTTATCACCAATGTTTTATAAAACAAAAGTTGTGGCCGAATTTGAAACGGTTAAAACTTTACTCGATAATTTAGCCACTCAAAAAGGATTTATTAGGGTTGTTGACACTAATAACAGGGTTTTAAAAATACATCCAACTAAATTGGATTATGAATGGGTAACTAATTTATTAAAAATCGAAGGTGAGCAAAGAAATGAAAGCGACTTTGTAACTATTGATACAATAGGTACTGAATTAATCAATATTAACGAGGTTGGCTATGATTCAATAATATTAAAACGTAACTGGTTTAAAATTGATGGTTTTTTTGTAACTTTGTACGATTTCAATAGTGTACCGTTAATTAATCCCACAAGGATAGAAAAAGTTAAGGTTAATGGTGTAGCATATACAAATGCAGTTAATTTAGCAGATGCAATAAATGGATTATAGTTTTATAAAATTATCGAAAATACAAGATAGTGAAAATCCAAAAATTTCACAAATTAACTATTCAGATTGCGTTCAGTTATTACCTTCTGAAAGTTATTTGCAAATAAGTAACAACGCTGACGGAATTGCATTTGACAATGACTTTTCCGTTTTTGTTGTTGACTGTGATAATACGGAATTGGCTGACATAACCACAAATGTATCTATATTTGAGTTTACTGATATTAATGGAGTTCACCAGATAGCATTTGAATTAAATTTTCTTACTGTTGATTTTGGATTTCAACCTGTTAGATTAAAATTTGTTAAAACAACTGGTTCTGATATTTGGTATTCAAATGAAATATTAATAACAGAGGAAGCTGAAGAACAAACCACACGTTTTGACTATAAATCAAATGATTATTTTCATGGAATATCTTATAATATAGTTGATTTTTATCAATCAATAAGGTTAAGATGCTTTTTTGATCGTTTGGATAGTGAAACAGAAGTAAAAGACTACTATCAGATAAGCAAAGGTAATACAATCAGTACAAGGGCATTATTTAAAGAATTAAGCCAATATAAATTTGTAAATATAAATCCTTTTGTATTCAGAAGGATAAATATATTATTAATTCACGATATTATTTATATTGATGGATTGAGAATGACTAACAAAACAAATGTAAAAGGGTCGGAACGCTTAGGCTATTCTAATTTATCAGAAGGAGAATTTTCTGCATACATAAACAACAGCGACCCTTTTAATTTTGATTATCAAATTTATGAAGGATTAAAAATTATAGAAAATAATCCTGTTGGCCAGATAAGTTTATACGAGTTTTTTAATGAAATTTCATTTTCTTTAAATAAACCAGTAACTTTAAATCCAATAGCATCACTAATTAATTTAAAAGATGGCGATGGAAATATTTTATTTTCTTATGATTATTTAGATTTAACTTTTGATGGTATATATTATAATATAGATACAAGCGCATTCACACCAGCAATTGGAAGTTATACGGTTGAAATTCCAAAAGGTTTATTTTCCTCAACTTTACAAACAACAGATTTTTATTCATGGACTTTCAATATTGTTGTTGGTGATTATTCGGATTCAGATTACTCAATTGATTATTTAATATAAAGATATGACACAAGCAGAATTAACGGAACTTATTAATGATAACATTAGAAATAAGACTCCCAAAGTAGTAAAAGTAGAACACGCAGATGTAGAACAAGAAATAACAGATACTTTGTTTGATAATGTAGATACATTGACAGCTGTTATAGGTGCATTAAATGATACAATTACAGATATACAGGCTGTATTGGCGCTTAATAGTGGAGTTGTTAAAAGTATAAACATTGGATCTGGAACAGTTGGGGCAAGTAGTGCAACACAGGGCAATATTTCAAGTTGTATTTTAAATGCTGTTGGATCAAATGGTAATACATACACCGTTACACTTACAAATGCAATGCCTACAACAAGTTACAGTGTATTTTTTACTTTGGAATCAACAAGCGGTGATATGTTAGTTGATAACAATGCGTTAAGCGTAGTATTTAAACCTTTGACAACTACAACCTTCCAGTTTTCATTAGACGATGTAACAAGCTCTGGAAGTGATTTAATTGATTTGCATTTAAAAGTTTATAATAATACAACTTACTAAATATGGCTACATTAGAAATAAGAAAAAAAAGTCTTAAAACGTGGCTACACGTTCCAAGTGATGCAGATAATTTTATTTTATCTAAATTCTATTGCAAAACGAATGCTGGCACATTTAAAATTGTTGAAGAAAGCGGAAGTAATAGAAGGGAATATTCATATACTGATATCACAGTTTATGACGATACAGATATAGGAACGCCAGAAACATTCGCAAGCGCTCAGGCTTTAATGTTAAGACTGGAAGTTCTGAAATACACGGGTTTTAATAGGGATGGGGACATCCCAACTTCGTATATTGAAAGTGTTGTAGCGGGTACAAATATAACTATAGACGATACTGATCCTTTAAATCCAATTATTTCAAGTACTGGCGGTGGTGGAGGTTCGCAAACTTTAGCCGATACTTTAATATTAGGCAATACTACAGACGGCGAAAATATTTTCATTAGTGATGGTGATGAAATTAGTTTTGACAATGGATCAAGAATAAGAAAGGGTTTAACCGATGCTGGGAATGGCGGTGCAAAAGGTGTGGCATTAGTTTGCTCATTAGATTACGAGTTGAAATGGGAAGCTGGTCGTTTATATGTAATGCAACAAGATGGTTTTACTATTCGTGAAGTATCTAACAATTTTACAATTACACCAACTGCTACAGACGATATAAGTAAAGGATTTGTAGTTGGTTCACGTTGGATTTTAGACGATGGCGATTTATACATTTGTACCGACAACACAAGTACGGCTGCTGTTTGGGAATTACAAACAGCGGTTACAAGCGTAGGCTTAACAATGCCGAGCGCTTTTACTGTTACAAATAGCCCAATAACATCGAGCGGTGATATTGCAGTAACAGGCGCTGGATTAGCTTCTCAATATGTAAGAGGTGACGGTGCATTGGCTAATTTTCCAACTTCAGGTGGTGTCGGTTCAAGTGTTAATTATTATCTAAACGGCGGAACAAGTCAAGGTACTTTTGGCGGAACAACTTATTATGAATTTAGTAAAACGGCTGTAATAGGAACGGGAGTTGATTTTAGTAGAGGTACAAATGGTTATATTGCTTCATTCATAACCGATGTAGCAGACCCTTCGTTGTTACTTATTCCTGCTGGTAATTGGAATTTAGAATTTTTCTTTTCTTCAAGTTCGGCTGGCGGTTCACCTTCATTTTACGCTGAATTGTACAAATACGACGGAACTACATTTACTTTAATTTCTAGTGGTTCGGCAGTTCCTGAAGGAATAACAAATGGAACAACTATTGATGCTTATTTTACAGCATTAGCAGTACCCGAAACGGTATTAACAGTTAATGACAGATTAGCTATAAGAGTGTATATAAATGCTTCAAGTAAAACAATTACACTACATACACAAAACGGTCATCTTTGCGAAGTAATTACAACTTTTTCAACTGGATTAACTGCGCTAAATGGTTTAACAAATCAGGTGCAATATTTCGCAACAGGAACAACAGGCGCTGACTTTGGAATTAGTTCGGCAACAGATACGCACACTTTTAATTTGCCAACTGCAAGTGCAACTAATAGAGGGGCTTTAAGTTCGGCAAATTGGAGTACATTTAACGGAAAACAAGATGCTTTAGTTTCAGGCACAAACATTAAAACAATTAATGGTAATAGTGTTTTAGGTTCGGGTAATTTATTGTTAGGTGTACCATTAACAAGGCAAGAATTTAGTTTTTCAGGCGCTCAAACTTTTACACTTTTTGGCACTCCTTCTGATATTTATGCTGTTTTTGTTAATGGTCAGGAACTTAATAGCAGTCAATATTTTTTTGTAACTACAACATTAACAATATCAGATACTTTACAAACTGGTGATAAAATAAACATTCTTTATACACCTACAAGTGTTGGAGTTTTAGAATATTATACAAAAGCGCAAATTGACGGTTTTTTGACAAATTCAAATATTGAGTCAATTATCGGTCAGGCTTCGGGTGTTAATAGTGGATATTTAAGTTTCACAGATTGGCTTGATTTTGATGCCAAACAAGATACAATAACGCTAACGACAAACAATTTCAGCGGTGTAGCTACATTAATAGGAACTACATTAAATATACCTAATTACGATGGCTTTATTCCTAAATTAAGAGGACACGAAACATTCAGAGGGGTTAATTATTCAAACAATTCAACAACAGAAGTTGCAAGTGGGGGAATTGTTATGGCAACAACAGGTTCAACAATTGCCAGAGCAGTATCATCAACAAATTACGCAAGTAAACAAGTGCGTAAAGGATTTTACGGTTCTGTTGTTTCAACTGGTCGTTATACAGGAACAAGAGGTTCGGCTTTATTATGGTATTTAGGTGGCGGTTTTAAATACGTTTGCGATGTTTATATTTCTGATACTGCTTATGGTTCAGGATGTAGACAATTTTACGGAATGGCTGGTCAAACAACAGATTTGGCCTACAGTGATTCTGTTTTAGTTTCATCATTAACAAATATAATTGGTGTTGGTTCTGATGCTTCAGACACTAATTTACAAGTATTTCACAATGACGGAACAGGAACGGCAACAAAGATTGATTTGGGTGTAAACTTTCCAGCAAATAGAACAGCTGGAGCAGCATTAACTACTGTTTATTCAATTGAGTTATATAATGATTCAGAAAGTACAGACGTTAAATATTGCGTAAGAAATAAAGAAACAGGAGATATTGCAATGGGTACAATTACAACAAATTTACCTTTACATACGCAAGGATTGAATTTCTTTGCTTCTCGTTGTATGGGTGCTGGAGTAACTAACACAGGGCAATTTGATTTATTAACATTAGGAACTTATTCTTTATAATATGACACAATTCACACTACAAAGCCAAAACATTACTTTGGATGATTTAAAAATAAATGTTAGATTATTTCCAACAGATTTAGAATTGATAAACATAATTGACACGCACAGAACCTATAATAATTTAGCGGATGCAATTGCTGACTTAAGTAGTTTTATTGCTGAAATGACACCTATATTGTACGAGAACTTAAATCCTGAAACAAAATCTAATTATTATTTATAATGATATCAACAAAACTAATATCAAGAGAACAATTAGACTTAAATGCTAATGTACAAACCGTTACAAGTTCGGCAACGGTTACACCAACAAGCGCAAATGATTTGGTAGTTATTACTGCTCAAGCTGTTGGTTTAACTATTGCAAATCCTACAGGCACAATGGTACAAGGTCAGGCTTTAATGATTAGAATTAAAGACAATGGAACGGCAAGGAGTATTGCTTTTGGCACTAATTACAGAGCGTTAGGAATAACACTACCAACTACAACCGTAGTAAATAAGACTTTGTATTTAGGTATGATTTGGAACTCTACAGATACAAAATTTGATGTTGTTGGATTAAATCAGGAGGCATAATGTATTATTCATTAATTAGTTCGATGGGCAAAGGGTTATCAGATGCGCAAAAATTTATTTTAGCCGCAGGAATAACAGACGCAACGCAAAAAAGCGCAATTAATACCTTAGTTGATGATTTAAAATTTTATGGTTTATGGAGTAAAATGAAAGCCATTTATCCAATGGTTGGAGGAACTGCTACTACTCATCAATATAATCTAAAAGATCCAAGAGATTTAGATGCTGCATTTCGATTAAAGTTTTTTGGAGGTTGGAATCATTCAAGCGGTGGAGCTTTACCAAATGGTATATCTTATTCAGATACTTTTTTTAACCCAGTATCTCAATCTAGTGCGCAAAATTCATTTTTTCTGTCAGTATATAGTAGAACAAATTCAAATATTGGTTTTCCTTATGATATAGGTAATGCTGATAGTTGGGGCTCAGGAACTAAATTTACTGGTATTATTACAAGATATAATAACGGAAATAGATATATTTCAGTTTGCGACGCTTATTCTAGTGCGAATGGCGAAACAGATTCAAGGGCTTTTTATTGCGGAGGTACTAATGGCAGTTCAAATCAAAGATTATATAGAAATGGTACAAGTGTTTTAAGCGGAACTTCTCAACAGAGTGGCTTTTCTAATTGTAATATATATATTAGTGCTGTAAATTCATTATTAAGCGTACCAGCTGCAAATGGTTACTCTAATAAACAATTGGCATTTGCTTCATTAAGCGATGGATTATCAGCAACGGAATCGGCTAATTTTTACACAGCCGTACAAGCATTTCAAACAACTTTATCTCGCCAAGTTTAATTATGGAAGTATATAAATTAACAATAGAACAAAAACAAGCTTTAAACGGTCAAACTTATGACGGTTTGCAATATTTTAACCCAACTTTAGATGCTGACAATAATTGGTTTATTTCAATTGAGGAGGTAAACGGTTGTACGAATGAGTTATTACAATGGGTTAAAGATTTGCCTTTAATTACTTACAACCCTATAATATATGAACGTTTTTAATGAAAAATAAAATATTAAATGTAGTAACTACTATAATCGGAATTTGCATTTTATTTTTACAAGTATGGAAATATTACAGCCATACTTTAAATTTATCATTTAATGAGGTTATTTTAACCATCATTGCATTATTATTGTTAAAAGACCCAAATAAATTAATTAACTTTGTAAAAACAAAATTATAATAATGGATTATATAAGCATAATAATAGGATCTTTACCAATGATTGGAACAATTGTAGGTATTTATATCAAAATGAACAATGTTATAATCCGTCAAGATATGAAAATTGAACATTTAGAAATGAAAATAAATGAAATACAAGTAAATGCCGAAAAATTGAATAATATTCTATTTAAGAAGCTTGAAGAAATGGATAAGAAAATGGATGATGTAAGGATGCACGCTTTTAGTTGTATTAATTTTAAAACTAATAAGAATGGATAAAATCAGTTTAAACAGAATCGAAAAAGCGCATCCTAAAATTAGAGAAGAATTAAGCGTATATTATAGAGAATGTAACAACTTACTTCCTAAACACGTTAGGCTTCGTTTTAGCCACGTTTTTAGAAGCCCACAAGAGCAAAGAGAATTGTTTTTAAAACGTCCTAAAGTAACTAACGCTGATAAATTTCAAAGTATGCATAATTACGGTTTGGCTTTTGATGTGGTTTTATTATATGATAAAAACGGTGATGGTAATTTTGAAACAGCAAGCTGGGAAATTGATGAACACTGGGAACGAGTGATAACATATTTTAAGAGCAAAGGATATCAATGGGGCGGTGATTGGAAAACATTTAAAGATAAACCACACTTTGAGAAAAACTTCGGCTTTGATTGGAAAACATTAAAAAGCAGATTTGATAAAGGAATAATTATAAATGACAACGGAATTACATACCCTAAAATATAATAAAATGGAAAAAAAAGATTTGATTAATTTAGCACTTAAAGAAGTAGCTATTAAATACAGCGAAAGTCCAGCAACAACAAACGCTGGAAGATGGTTAAGGTTAATTGTAAAGTATTTACCGACTGATTTAATTGTTAAAGCTTTTGCGCATAAATTGAGTAGGTAATTTAAAAAAAAGTTTAGCCGTTAATTAATTTTAGCGGTTTTTTTATGCAATAGCGTGTAATTAAATTTAATTACTTATATTTGCATTTATAAAATAGTCAGGTGGTGGAATGGTAGACACGCTTAAGACAATAATGTTATGTGAATATGTGGGTAATCTTAGTGAACCACAGTAACATAGTTTGCAGGTTCGAATCCTGCCTTGACTACTAATAATTAAAAACAAATGCTATGAATAAAAAACTAAAAGAACTATTTTTAAAATCAGGCTTAACAAAAGCCGAGTTTTCCCGAAAGTGCGGAATTAAAAAACAGAATCTTAATCCGTATTTAACCGACCTTTATGAGATGAAACTTTCAACTTTTGAAAAAATAAAAAAGCAGTATTATGGAAAATAAAATGACAAAAAAACAAGCTCAAAGAAAATTATATAATATGTGGGAAACTGGCAAAGTTCCATCAAATTTTACAGAAGATCATAGTGAGTATAGTAGATGTATTGAACAATTAATGAGGTTAGGTTATTTTGTATGGGAAGATTTTTTTTAATATTTTAATTATTTATTTGCGTAATTAAAAATTATTACTATCTTTGTCAAAACAAAAACAAAACAACTATGAAGAATTTCTTTTTAAAACTCGAGTACCAAATTAGATTTTGCTACATTTTAGCAATCATTTTTTTATTAAACTTTATATTTAGATCATAATGGAAAACAAAGAAAAATTTAATGAATGGATGCAAAAAATAAAAAATATTTATTTTGCTGATAATGAACAAATGACTAACGCTTACACTAAAATCAATTAATATGAATAGTTATGATGCTTGGAAAGATGGACGATATGACCGTACATCTCCGATTAACCAAATAGAAGTTGAAACATCGCCATTATGGGCAAATTTATCAGAAGCCTATGAAAGTGGACATACAGAAGTATTTACCAATTTACAATCTGAAATAATTAATGAATTGGATATAATATACCAAGTATTAAAATCAAGTGATCACGGTTTAAAAAATAGAGTATTAAGTTTAATTGATAAAGTAAAATAATTATGGCAACTGATTGGAGAAAATATAGAAAAAGTACGCATTTAGCAAGTGCTGATTTAGATGCAATGGAAACGGACGGATTAGCATTAATATTCCAAATTAAAGAAGTAAAATACGAAACTGGTGTGGATGTTTCAGGAACTAAACAAGACGGAATTTTTTGTTACTTTATTGAAGCCGTTAAGCCTTTAAAATTAAACAGTACAAATAATAAGATTTTAGCAGGTTTTGCTAAACAAGATGGTTTAATTGGTAAAGAATGCCACGTTATCGAGAATTGGTCAGGAATGAAAATAGAATTGTTTGTTGACAGAAACGTTAAAATGATGGGAGCAATTACAGACGGTATTCGTATCAAACCATTAAGACCAAAAGCAAAAGTAAAAAAGGAATTTACAGAAAGTAATTTTGAAGCAGCATTTAAAGCCAATGCAACTATCGAGCAAATAGAAAAGTCTTATACAATTACTGAAGAAATAAAAACTAAATATTTAGAGTATGGAAAATAATATTCAACAAAGAACAGACGAATGGCACGAACAACGCAAAGGAAGATTCACGGCTTCCGAAATTGTTAAACTACTTGGAGTTCGTGGATTAGGTGAAACTGGTAAAAGTTACGCAATTGATAAAGCGATTGAACAATTATACGGAGAAATGGACGAAACATTTGTTTCTTATGATATGCAACGAGGAATAGATTTAGAACCGTTAGCCTTTGCTAAATTTGCAGACACAAAAGAACTTGAATTTATTGAGGTTAAAACGTGTGGTTTCTTTGAGTTTGGCGAAGATGCTGGAGCAAGTCCTGACGGTTTGGTTGGAGAAGATGCAATTTTAGAAATAAAATGCCCACGTTCAACTACTTTCTTTGAATTAGTAGCGACAAATGAAGTAGACAAAAAGTATTACGCACAAATGCAAATGCAAATGTTGGCTACGGATCGAAATAAAGCCTATTTCTTCAATTATTTAGTTCACGAAGGAAAAGAGTATTGGCACGAAATATTAGTTGAACGTGACGAGGTTATGATTGAATTGATTAAAAATAGAATTTTAGAAGCAACAGAAATAAAAAACGAATTCATTAACAAATTAAATACAAATAAACAATGGTAGTAACAGGTAGAATTTCAGTAAAGAATGAAAATGTAGGAAACGAAAAATTTCAAAAGAGTGAATTAGTAATTGAAACCAATGAGCAATACCCTCAAAGCATTTTAGTTGAGTTTGGTGGCAATAAAAGCGAATTGGTAAAAGATTATGTAATTGGTCAAGAGGTTGAAATAGACATCAATTTAAGAGGTCGTAAATGGACTAACGCTGAAGGAGTAGACAAATATTTTAATACTATTTCAGGATGGAAAATTAAAAAACTTTCAGACGTTAAAGAACAAAAAGCTGCTGAAGTAGAAATAGCAGAAAGCGATCTTCCATATTAATATTAATAAAATCCCCCTATTAATTTAGGGGGTAATAAAAACAAAAAACAAAATGATACCAGAAGAAAATAGAATTAATCACATCGTTATAAGTTCACAAGTTTTGAGTTATTATATTGCTGGAATGAAATCAGACAACTATTTTAAAAAAGTTTTATTAAAATTTACAAATAATTTTATTGAACAACTGAAAACTATTGAATGGAAGTATTTCGATAAAATGTTTAAAAAGGAAGAAGAAGCTGCTGTAATTGTTTATGAAACTTATGACAATTTTATAAAAACAATTGCATCAGTACCAATTTGGGAAATGCAAAATGTAACTAAAATTTTAGAAGCGTATAACAAAGATCCTAAAAGCATTGAGGGAATAGTAAAAAAGACATTAAGATGAAAAAATATATTTGTAAAAAAAATTATGTAATGGATGACGAAAGAATTGCATTTAAAAAAGGTGTTATTTATGAATTTGATAATGATTTTACTTGTTTAAAAAATGAGAATAATGAAAAACATTATATGATTGATTATGATGATGATTTTAAAGAGCATTTCGAGCCAAAACAGAAAAAAGACAAAGTAGTGAACCAAGTATTAAATAAGTTCAAAGAACGCTCTAAAATAGGAATTAAGAAGTACGGTACAACTTTACACGAAAATAACACCGACGACTTTTTAAATCACTTACAAGAGGAGTTAATGGATGCGATTTTATACTTACAAAAACTTAAAAACAATGGAAACAAATAAAATAGCTGAATTAATAGAATGGATTGATACAGAACCGAACTTGGTTAAAGTTAAAGACGGGTTTTTATATCACGGACAATATTTTACAAATCAACAAATAATAGAAATTTATGTTAAACGAGGTTAGAGAATTTCAGACAATAGGGAAACAAATAGTTAACGATTTACCAACTGTTAATAGTTACAATAATTGTGAATTACGATATAAGCTAATGAAAGAGGAAAACCTTGAGTATTTAGGAGCTTGTTATAATGAAGACAAAGTTGAAATATTAGATGCATTAGTAGACAAAGCTTACGTTTTATTTGGCACTATTAATTTTCACGGAATGCAAGATATATTTTCGGAAGCATTTCGTAGAGTTCATTTAAACAATATGACAAAGTTCCCAAATGGGGAAGTATTAAGGAATTTAGATGGCAAAATAATAAAGCCTGAAGGATTTGTACCGGTCGATTTGTCAGATTTAATTTAGTATATTTATACGCTCTATAACAGGAGCGTATTTTTTTTTAATCAAATAACCAAAATATGAGTATTTTTTCAAAGTATAATGATGAGATTTTAGAATTATTAGGAAAGGGTTTAAGTAATCGAGAAATAGCCAAACAGATTTTACCTGAAAAATCAGACGGAATCAGAAAGCATATTGCCAAACTAAAAAACAATACAGGGATTTTAAACGCTTGTAACAGCGTAGGAGTTAATCCGAAAACAGTTCCGATGTTATGGCTAAAAAATAAAAATGAATCGGTTAGAGTTACTAATCCACTATTTGAGAAAGCAGACGAAAAACAATTTCAAGACCTTACAACAACCTTAATAAAAGATTTACAGGAATACGCTCCTAATTTTGTAAAGTTAGAACGGATTGAAAATAAAGATTCTTATTTATTAGTTTTAGATCCTGCTGACATTCATATAGGTAAGCTATCAAAACACTTTGAAACAGGCGAAGATTATAACAATCAAATTGCAGTACATAGAGTTTTAGCAGGAGTAAAAGGTATTTTACAAAAAGTTAGTTCATTTAATATTGATAAAATACTTTTTATAGGTGGTAATGATATTTTACATATTGACAACCCAAAACGCACAACTACTTCAGGAACTCCACAAGACACAGACGGTATGTGGTTTGAAAACTTTATAATAGCTAAAAATCTTTATATAGATGTTTTAGAAATACTTTTACCTATTGCAGACGTTCATTTCTGCTTTAATCCTTCAAACCACGATTATACAAACGGATTCTTTTTAGCGCAAGTAATTGAAACTTATTTTAAGAATTGTCAAAATATTACATTTGATACTTCTATTGCACATCGTAAAGGTTTTAGGTATTACAATAACCTTATTGGAACTACTCACGGCGATGGAGCAAAACAAGAACTACTACCCTTATTAATGGCTCAGGAGTTCCCGATAGAATGGAGTCAAACTAAACATAGATATGTTTATACTCACCACGTTCATCACAAAACAAGCAAGGACTACATAGGAATAACGGTTGAATCTTTAAGAAGTCCTTCAAGTGCTGATAGTTGGCATAGTAGAAACGGTTACCAACATTCGCCAAAAGCGGTTGAAGGTTTTTTACACTGCAAAAATAATGGTCAAATCGCCAGAATTACCCACGTTTTCTAATATAAACTAAAAAAAAATAAAATGCTTACAATTACAAACGAAGACAATATGCTTTTAATGGCACGTTATCCTGATAATTATTTTGATTTAGCTATTGTTGACCCACCTTATGGAATTGATGCTGATGTTAAAAATAGTACAGATAAAATGCAAACTAAAAAATCAGCAACAAAATCTAAAAAATACGGTTCTCAATTATGGGATTCAGATATTCCCACAGATGAATATTTTGATGAATTAAAAAGAGTATCAAAAAAACAGATTGTATGGGGTGCTAATTATTTTGGGTTAGTTGGCGGAATGATTTATTGGCATAAAAATGTAACAATGCCGACTTATAGCACAGGAGAATTAGCTTGGGTTAGTTGGTTGAATAAATTAGATTTTGTAAATATATCTTGGCACGGTATGATTCAGCACGATATGAGCAATAAAGAAACTCGTATCCACCCAACACAAAAACCAGTTGCATTATACAAATGGATTTTAGATAAATACGCCAAACCAAACGATAAAATACTCGACACACATTTAGGTAGTGGAAGTATTGCAATAGCTTGTCACGATTACGGATTCGATTTAACTGCGTGTGAATTGGATAAAGAGTATTTTAATAAGGCAATGCAAAGAATAAATAACCACGTATCACAACAAAAACTATTTTAATTTAGTATATTTACACGTTTTGTTTTAGCCGCTGAAGAAATTTAGCGGTTTTTTTATATCTTTTTGTTATTTATTCAAAAAAAGTATTATATTTGTAGCTGTAATGTAGTGAGACACGTTACAAAACCGAAAATATTATAAAAATCCTATCAGGAAGGCGAGTCTCACACCAGCCAACTTGATGGGATTTTACTTTTTAACTAAACAGTTTATCGGTATCTTAAAACCGTTATTATTATGGCAAAATTTGAATTAAGGTTTTTAGATTCTTTTTGTGACGAAAGTTACATTACAACTTCAAGTTATTTTGGAGAAGATTTAAAAGAAATTTACATTGAAATTAATAACAAAAAAACAAGTGAAAAATCTATTATTTTTTTAGACAAAAGTACAGCGATAAAATTTGCTAAAACTTTAAGAACTGAAATTAATAAAATTACAGAAATGGAGGATGAAAATGGCGCAAGATAAAAAATCATTTGTTTTATATTCAGACTCTCAAGGTTTAGTTAATCAATTACCTGATGAAATTGCAGGTCGTTTACTTAAACATATTTACGCTTATGTAAATGATGAAAACCCAATTAGTGACGAATTACTTTTAAATATTGCATTTGAACCTATAAAAATGCAATTAAAAAGAGATTTATTAAAATGGGAAGGTAGTAAAGAATCTAAATCAATTAACGGCAAAATGGGTAATTTAAAACGTTATAATTTAGATATTTATAACGATGTTTTGTCTAATAAAATAACTTTAGAACAAGCTGAAAATCTCGCTAAATCTCGCAAAGTGTCGCAAGGCGATAGTCCACTATCGCCACCTATCGCGAAACTCGCTGTAAATGATAATGTAAATGTTAATGTTAATGTAATAAATAAAGATAATAACCTATCGGTTAATTGGGATGCGCTTCTTTTACAATTTAATTCCATAACAGGAAAGAAGATGCGTGTAGTTTGTCCTAAAACAAAAAAACAAGTTACAGCAAGATTGAAAGAAGGATATACTAAACAAGATTTAGTTAATGCTATTACAAATTGTTTTAATGATGACTTTCATAAAGACAATCCGCATTTCTTAACATTGGAATTTATAAGCCGATCCGAAAAAATGCAAAAGTATTCACAGGATATTAAAAAATCAAAACCTAAACAACAAGATAGACTATGAGTAAGCCAAATTTAAAAAAGTCTTTTGAATGGTTGTTTGAAAGATTTACAAAGGAAAATATTAAGCCGTGCCAATTTGATTTAGACTGCTTGGTAAGCATTGCAGAAAAAACAAATGAAATAAATAAAGAAGCATTTCAGGAAAATACTATTTTTGCCAAGATGTATGTTTATTGTCTTATGCATGAATTAGAATTTTACAAGGATATTGATTTTGCCACTAAAAAACTAAATGAGGTTTTAGACGCACCATTAGAAAAAACTTGTGATGATTTTTTAAATAGATTAAATCACTTAGAATTAAATAAGTATTTAAAATCAATCGGAATTAATACGGATCATTTAAAACAATTGACAAAAGAAGAAGAAGCAAAACAAGGCGTTTTAATGAATGAAAATAAAAAAAATATACAAATATATGTTTTAGGTAAATTCACAAAGGAAAACGTATTCAAATCGATTAATAACGCAATTACAAACTGTATTATTAATTTCAAAAACAAAAATTAGTAAAAATATGGAAATTAATATACCAAAAATAGAAATTGGAAAACAAAACGAAATAATAAAAGGCACAAAC